GATCTTCCTGGACTTCCGGGATACTTCGTTCATGAAGGAGTACTGGCCGAACGGTGCCAGCACCGGCATCCCGAAGTACTACTCGGTCTGGGACCAGAACACCTTCTACATCGCCCCGACCCCGAACGCGAACTTCGCGGTCGAGCTCGGGTACATCTACCGGCCGGCGCAGCTTTCGCCCGCTGTGCCAACGACGTGGATCAGCACCAACGCGCCCGAGGCGTTGCTGTATGCTTGCCTGGTGCAGGCCTACCTGTACACGAAGGGTCCTGACAACATGCTGCAGCAGTTCCAGAACGCCTACAAGATGGCGATCCAGGGCCTGGGCATCGAACAGCAGGGCCGTCGCCGTCGTGACGAATACCGTGACGGCATGGTTCGTCTTCCCCTCAAATCGGAGTCGCCTGGCCCATGATCGAACTTCAAATGACAGGAGCTGTCGGATCGGTGCTGGTCGCCACGACCGACAATCGCGGCTGGTCTGCCGAGGAGATCGCGCAGCGGGCCACGGATCGCATCATCCATGTCGGCGACCAGTCGCATCCGCTTTTGCAGGCGCAGGCGCGAGCGTTCAAAGATCGCATCCAAGCGCTGATCGTTACGTACCTCAAGGAGGCGGTGGAGCAGGATCGTGCGACCATTGCCCATCGACTCCGTGAGGCTGGGCACCCTGAGTTGGTTCATCTTCTAGGAGACTAAGGTCATGGCATTTTCCGGCAACTTCATGTGTACCAGCTTCAAGGTCGAGCTGTTGCGCGCGGTGCACAACTTCACGGCGAGCACCGGCAACACGTTCAAGCTTGCGCTGTACGACAACACCCCGTCGTTCACCGCGGCCACCACGGCCTATACCGCCTCGGGCGAGGTTGCCAACTCTGGCACCTACTCGGCCGGCGGTGGCACGTTGACGAACGTCACGCCGACGTCGAGCAGCACGACCGCGCTCACGGACTTCGCGGACCTGTCGTTCACCAGCGCCACGATCTCGGCCTACGGTGCGATGATCTACAACGACACGGCAGCGGGCGATCCCTCGGTGATCATCCTGGATTTCAGCGGCGTGAAGAGCTCGACCAACGGTACCTTCACGATCATCTTCCCGGCCGCTGACGCGTCGAACGCCATTATCCGCGTCCAATGATGCGTCAGCCCGCGATGGAGTGGCGACCGACCCTGGGCTCTTGGCTGCTCCGGGTGGAGTCGCCTGTTCCCGAGTGGGTGGTGAAGCGCTGCATCCAGTTCATGCTCAAGATCCAGGCCGCTCGTCGCCTTGGCCTCAACCCTGGGGACACGCGAGACGATCTGGACGCGAGCGTGAAGGCGTTGAACGACGGCAAGGTGCAGCAATGGGCCGCGGGTCCGCAGATGGACGGCAGCGGGGACATCGAAGTATTCCGTGCAGCGCAAGGCACGGGCAAGATCATCACAGGAGTTTGAGACATGGCAGCAACTTGGAGAGCGACTGGCGGTGCCATCGCGTACGCGTCGAGCAAGGACATGCTCAACGTTTTCAACGGCACCAGCTCGGCGCGCATCATCCGCGTGTACCGGTGCTATTGGTTCAACAACGGCACCACGGCGGTGACCGGTGTCGTGACCACCGCCCAGGTGCGTCGCATCACCGCGGCATCTGGCGGTACCGCGGTGACCCCGGTCAAGCACGACACCGCCTCGTCGGCGCTTGATGCGAACACAACCTGCGGCACCAACCAGACGACCACCGGCTCGGACATTTTCCGCCGGTTCCTGTTCGTCAACGAGGAGCCCATCGTCGGCGGTACCACCCAGGCCAACTGGCTGACGCTGATCCCGTTCGCGGAGATCTGGAACGCGGGCTACGGCGACACCAACGTCGAACCGGTGACCTGCCGTGCAACGCAGGGTCTCCAGTTGTTCCACAGCGGTACCTCCGCGGTCAGCACGGCCGACCTTGAGATTGAGTTCACCGACTCGGCGTCGTGATCCATGGCGACGCTGCGGCACAAGACCTGCGGCCATGAGTGGGAGGTCGAGCAGGAACTGGCCGACCGGATTCAGCACGATCTGAATGGCGGGGTCGGCGGGTATTCCCCGCCGATCACCTGCCCGGCTTGCAAGGTCCAAGGTCGCTACACGCGCTTTGAGGTCGTAGCGGAGGTGCCTCCAGATGGCTGAGACCTACTACCTGCGGATGAATGCGGTGGATGTGCGTCCGCTTGAGGACGCGCTGCTCGCCATCCAGAACACGGCAACGGATGCCCGCGCCTACTTCGAAGTGGTGTCGCTGCGTGTGTCGCCGGCTGCGCCATCGTCCGGTTTCTCTTCGACTGCAGCCGCAACGGGCCGTTCTGGCCTGTTCGGCCTGTACCGCGTGAGCGAGGTTACGGGCGGCGATGCGGTGACGCCGATCAGGATGGACACGGCGGATGCCGCTCTTCCTTCGCAGGTGACGGTCGTCAACAACCCGAACACGGTGACCACTACGGCGCTGTTTCGTCGCATCAACGACTGCCCCAACTACGCTACGCAGGTGGCTACCCAGCTCGGAAGCCGCACCTACGGCGGCTCCCTTGTCACGCACCAGAAGTCGCATTTTTCGGACGTCTGGCGCGGCGGTGAGAGCGTGGATGTCGAGTCGATCATCCTTCGCGCCGGCGAGGGGATTGCGCTCGTGCAGGGGCAGTTCGGCATCCCGCACTCCATGATCGTCTCGGCGGTGGTGACGAACATTTCGACGGGCGCGACCTATGTCTGCCGCTCGACCGATGTCGGCACCGATCGCACCGTGGGCGGGGCGCTGTTCGCAATCATGAATGGCAGCGGTTCCGGTGTAACGCTTGCCGTCAAGATGATGTTCCTGCCGATGGACGGCGAGGCGACCCTGACGCCGCCGCTGCGCCTTTGCCGTATGGACGGCGTTGCTCTTGACGGTGATGCCGTGACGCCGATTAGCTCCGACACGTCCAAGACGGCCCCGAGCAGCCTCAAGGTGACGAGTGGTCCGTTGCAGATTCGTCTGCCGGGCGAGTGGCAGAGTGACTACTACACCACGCATGGAAACGATTTTGTCGGCGCTGGCGCCGGCGTTGCGGCATGGTTGAGGTATAACCTCAACGCTGCGGTCTTTAGCCGGAAGACCTACACGCCCGTCTTTCCAGACGTTGGCATCGGTAACGCCATCGGGTTCCAGTCCTCGACGATGGACGACTCCTTGATGTTCGAAGCCGAGTCTGGCTCTGGCATTATCGTCAAGCCGGGTCAGGGTCTTGCGCTGGTGTCTGGTCGAACTTCCGTGACAGGCGAGTTCCCGTTGCTTGGTGCGTCTTCGACGTTCCACAACTACGATATTGAGGCCACAATCCTCTACTACCCGCCCCCAGCTGGCGGTGGCAACACCTACTCTCGTTCTCGTGTCGTGAACAGGTAACGCACCATGATTCTGCAAAATACTGCCCGGAACCTGATGGTGTTCATGACCGACTCGTCCGACCACGTGACGGGCAAGACCGGGGCTACCCTCACGATCACGCTTTCGAAGAACGGGGCAGCGTTCGCGTCGATCACCCCGACGGTCACGGAGCGCGGGGATGGTTGGTACAACCTTGCCCTGACCTCGACCCACACGAACACCATTGGCGATCTCGTTCTGCACATCACCGCCAGCGGTGCAGATCCGACTGATCTTCGCGAGGAGGTTGTTGCGGCGGTGCCCGATGTCAACGTCTCCAAGATGAATACTGCGACCCTGTACGGTAGCGGCACCTCTGGAGACCTCTGGCGCGGAACGCCGTGAGTTCCTTTTCACCGACGTCATTTTCGACGTCGGCATTTTCCGATACCGCATTTGACCTGGTTGCCGGTGGCGTCAGCGTCAACGTCACGGGCGTTTCCGCTACCGGCCAGGTCGGCACCGTCGCGACGACGGGCAGCGCCCAGGTCAACGTCACGGGCGTCGCGGCCACCGGCCAGGTCGGGTCGGTCAGCGTTTCGATCGGCGGCGGCATCGACGTCAACGTCACGGGTGTCGCCGCCACCGGCCAGGTCGGGTCGGTCTCAGTCACGGGCTCTGCGCAGGTCACCGAAACGGGTCTCGCGGCTACCGGCCAGGTCGGCTCAGTCACCGTACAACTGACCACACCCGTATCGGTCACGGGGGTCTCCGCTACCGGTCAAGTCGGTTCGGTTACCGTACAGACTTCGACCAGCGTCTCGGTCAACGTCACAGGCGTCTCCGCGCAGGGCCGTGTCGGCGCTGTCACGGTCGCCGGGGGCGCTCAGGTCAGCGCTACGGGCGTCTCTGCCGCCGGCCAGGTCGGTGCGGTTGCGGTGCAGATCGACGCCGCGGTGGCGGTCACGGGCGTCTCAGCGACCGCCTCCGTGGGCTCTGTCACGGTGCAGACCGGCATCGGTGTGCTGGTCAACGTCACGGGCGTCTCGGCCACAGGCCAGGTTGGCTCCCCGACTTTCCTCACGG